TTTGATTTGTGGGCAATTCCTTATCATAAAAGAATGTTTGAAAGATACTTGATGGGTCATACGCATTTAAAAGATTGTTTATCTTATGAATACAGAGACGCCACTGGGTTTCTTTTCGCGAGAGCGAGATGGGAAAATCTTTGGAAAATTTTAAAAACGGACGATGATAGAATTAACTATGCAGTTAAAGCTATTCAAGCCTGGATTAAAATCGATAAAGATATGATTTTTGATGAAAAAGGGTTAAAACCCGAATTAATCATCCCAAATCACTTGAAAGTTCCTAAAAGACCTGGTTTCCCAGGGTTACACAGATTACAATTAGCGTGGACAAAATTCTTTAATTTAAGAAGAAAATTGTTCCCTCCTTATGGTCCGGTGTTTATCCCTACTGCTGAAGGTAATACAAGAGAAATGAAAATGGGATCTTTCATGATCCCTATATCTATTGTGGTATCAATGTTGAAAAGTGTTGTTGCGTCTTTATTTTTCAAAAGATTAGCAAAACCACCGATATTACCGAGAATTTTCCCTTTTATAACGAGAAAAATAACATCAGCGAAATGGTCTATTGGTTATAGATCAATTGCTTGGTTATTGTGCGGTGAGATGATGATCTCATCCATTATTTTCTTAGTTATAACAGTTCTAGCCTTAATTTATTTTAAAGGTGAGACTGAAGCTTGGGCTTTATTCTGGCCAATATGGTTAACTTTTTCAAAAGCAGCTATCTCTAGTTTAGAATCTATGAAAGGATTCTTCAACGGTTGGTCTTTATACTATTCTTCTACACCTGTTCCTTATGGGACCTTTTCTTTCTTAACTGTGAGATATATTATCTTCATGAGTTCATTAAGTACTTGGTTCGTAGGGCAAACGGATGCTATGTTGAATTGTATAGACGCCGTTACCTTAGCGTATAATGATGGATTTATCGCGTGTCTTGGGGCCTTAACCGGTAGAATTTATTTCTGGTGGGTAAAACCATTCCTGGGATACTTGATGTTTCCAATCACATACGCTGGGGGCTGGAGATTTAACTTTAACTACGAGGTGGTTCAAGTAATACATAACATTTGGATTGAGGCATGGAAATGCTTTGATCTTTTATTTTATGGGTTACCTTTGGATCCTTGGATCTTTACCGATTTCACTTTAATTAGTGATAGTCTTGAAGCAACTTCACCAGTTGCGAGTTCTTCGAATATCGAGGATGATACTTCATCAGTATTATCTTCTGACTCCGACAGAACAATAGACGGTGCAAGATTCTTTAGATCCCCTGACCACTCTCCAATCGAACCAACAGAAATGTTGGACGATAACGTTAGAGTAAGTTTTGTCACGGAGAACTACTTGGATTCATA